ATGTCGATGCCGCTTGGCAGCTGGGCGTGGACATCAAGCTGGGGGACAACGATGAACAGGCTGCAACCAAACCAGAGCACCAACTCAGCAGAGATCGATTGGCCGGAACGCTGGAACAGCGAACCGAACCGGCCGATGCCATCTCTGATCTCTGAGTTCCACGCCAACACGCGCACACCGAGCGGCGCGGATATCACGAGTTCACCAGCGTTCATTTATGATCCTGGGATGGCGTCGCAGTACGGCGAATTCTACAGCTTGCTGGTCGACCCGGTAACCGGGGTGCACGCGTACCTGGAATCGGCAACATGGGATGGGCACCCGGCGGGCGATTTCAGGGAAGTGTTCCATTGTCCGTTCCAGGCAGCCATGAACCAAGACTGGTATTTCCTGGTCGATTACGCCCTAGATGACCGGACCTGGACCGGGCAAGGTTGGACTGACCCAAAACCGATGTGGGTCAAAGCCTTCAATATCTGGAAGCCATGAGCAGGAGAATTGAACTTGATTTTTTTATACAGAGCGAAGAGGGCGGTTTCGCTGCCTGCTGCTTCTCTCATGGCATTTTTACGCAGGGACAAAACGAGGACGATTTACAGGGAAACATCCAAGATGCCGTTCGTCTTCACTTCGATGATTTCGAGGGGGACCAATGAATAAATTATCTTGCGTACTTCTGCTGTTGCTAGCGCACATTGCGAATGCGCAAACGATCACAATTGGTGAAACTAATATCTTGCCAGTAGCGGACGGCGGAAACGGCAACCTGCTTTTAGTACAAGACGTTACATTAAGCCGAACCGCCACGATTGGCAGCATTTCGTTCTATGTACGTATCGCAGGCGGCCACGTAAGGCTCGGGCTCTATGACGCGAGCGGCGCTAGCGGCGCAGCCGGTAAACTGCTTACCCAGAGCGCTGATACTGCGGTAACTGCCACGGGCTGGTTAACGTTACCTGTGCCTCCAGTATCGCTTACCCCTGGAATGTATTGGCTCGCTTATTTTCCAAGCAGCGACGCTCTTGGGTTCTGGGTTGAAAACGCGAGCGGCCAAGCGCTCTTCGTTTCTTTGCCGTACGGTTCAATGCCGTCTGCTTTTCCTGGCTCGCCTATCGATACCACGGCGCACTGGAGTATGTACGCGACTTTGCAGGTCACACCTACGCCAACCCCTACACCCACGCCAACCCCGAGGCCGAGTCCTACACCTGGGCAAGTTGTGATTTCTTGGGCGCCTCCATCCACAGCTACAGGAAACAAGATTTTATACGGTACGACCCAAGGCGGGCCGTACCCGAACGTTGTAGATATCGGGCTTCACTACACGTACACGTTAACGGGTCTCATCAGCGGTGTTCACTATTTCGCCGTGACCGAGTCCTACGACGTTAACGGCTTAACCAGTTGTTACTCGCACGAAATCTCGTTCGTTGCGCCATGAAATGAATGTCACATCTAGTAGTGGATGGATGCGCCCAATCTATTGGAAACCCTGGTGGAACGGTGAACCCACCGTGCTAGCGTTCCTTAAAGCGACAAACGACGCGCTTGAATGGAATCAGGATACTAAGGAAACAACCAGGATCGGCTACGGCGTGTACGCGCTTATCCGGCAAGCTGAAGCGTTTATGGATAGCTACAAACCTCCATGGCGCGATTGCCCTTGTGAAATATGTTGTGCAGCGCGAACACTGCAGCAGAACATTGAACGGCTTCGGGAACTAATGCACGCAGAGAATGGATAAGGAAACAAAACAATGCACGAAATGTCTAAAGATTCTTCCACTGGACAGTTTCCGGCTTCGCATGGACAAAGGGAAGCTCCGTCTCCGGTCGCGCTGCCGGGAATGCCACAGGCTAGAGGTCAGGGAATCCCGGGTGCGCAAGCTGCGAGTGACGGGGAGCTGGGAACCGGTCCTGACCATGCAACAACTGGAGGATCTATGCAATACCCTGCGGGAGAACAAGGTCATTTAAGAATCCGGCAGAAGTGGTACAGGTTCATTTATCGCTCGACAATATTGATTGGTATACTGCCTAGGGTTCCAGACCAGTACCATTCGTTTAGCGAAGGGTATAATCCAGGTGGATTTTGCAATTGGGATGTACGCGGACCTTTTGATAGTGAGGAAGAAGCGAAACAGGACGGATGCAAGGAAGGATAATCAGTATGACGTTTGACGAATTATTTAAAGGCACCGTTTTCAAAAGCAGAACTCTATGGATAGACGGCAAGCGCTATTACGATGTGACGCGCGTAGACGGAGGACGCTATTTGATTAAAGAATGTGTGCGGCGCGGCATGGCGACTGGAGACGAAGAGATCGCCAAACGGTGCCCGGATTTCGCGGAGCTGAAATCATGAATACACGCTGCACATGGGGCTGTGAATGCGATCGATGCGCTGCGGTGCGTCAACGATGGCACGAAGCCGTTACGCTGCCGTACGATCTGCTTTTGTTGCCTGCAAGCTCGGGCGCAGCGGCCAGGATAGGGCAAAGCCTGTCACCGTGGAGCATGGAACGCCGTGCGATGCATCACGAATGCATCAGCGCTGAAGACGAACTACAAACCCTAATCAGAGTCGCAGAGCGCGATAACGAAGAAGCGTATGTGATTATCGAAGAAAAGCGCGTTCCAACTGGTTCACATTCTCCGAGTGAAGGAGTCTTGTTCTCAAGGATTAACCGGTTCGAAATCAGCATCCAGCAAAGCGATAACCTCCTCGAGGAAACAAACGAATGAAATCAGATCCTTTCCACGGCGAATGGGTTAACCTTTATGACGAAGCAATAAAGCAGGGCGTCGAGTTCACGTTTTCGCTACGTAGCGTCCCAGATGATTGGAGTGAAGAGATTCGGATCACCGATATCGTGAACAGGGAAGTCTATATCGCCACAGCAGGCGTTATTTACGACAGCTTGATTGCTGGACTTGAAGCCAAAAGACAGAAACTGAAAGAAAAACTAAATGCAAATTGAACTTGATGACGACGGGACTGCTCATCTTTACGATGAGTCAGGAAAACATGTCGGCCATTTTGCCGATGAAGCGAGCGCCAAAAAATGGTCGAAAGAAACATACGACAGGGATGGCATCGTTAAGAAGAAAGACGTTAAGAAGAAAAACGAAGACGCATGAGCGTGTTGCACTCAGCTGGATTCGGGTGGGTCCCTGACGCGCTTATAGCCAGTGCAGGCAAAGGAGTGGCGTCGAACGCTGACTGGGGACCTTTTCCACAGGATCGGTACATCTGGGGTATCCAGGGGGATCTGTACACGAGCTTGGCCGTGCCACCAATGGTAGCGATTGACGATTACGCTAAACGCATCGCTGACATGGGGGTTACGGTCACCAACGCGCAAACTGGCGAGATCATCTTGCAAAAGGGCGTGGACCACTATGACAACGCACCGACGCTCAATGATCGTCCGCATTTCTTCCCGAGACCGTTCTTGCTCGCGAAAGGCCAAAGCCTTCACATGAGCGCACACGCGGAAAACGGGTACGGCGGAACGTTCGGGTTCAATGCGTGCGTAATTGTCTTTTTCACCTACGAGCCATGAGCGCCGAGATACCGGACAGGCGCTATATCCCAAATAACAATAGGTGCATTCACTGTGGCCGCCCTTGGGTTGCTTTCCCTTCTATCTGTCCTGATTGCGTAGAGGTTTGCTTGTGTCATTAGAAATCTTTAAACAGATCAAGTCCGATATCGAAGAGCGGCGCATGTGGGAGGACAGGCAAGCGACAGCGTACAAGCTCCGGTTTGGTCAAGTCAAGCGGCGCACGAAACCCTTTAAAAACGCTGCGGATTACACCTGGCCGCTCGTGGACATGTACATCGAGAAGCAGAAACCTGCCTACGTCGAGCAGGCGCTCGGACCGGAGCTGATAGCTTCATTCTTCAGCAAGAACCCGCAAGGCGACGGATTCACGCACGCGGTTGCCGAGTGGTTCGATTATCGCGTAAAACAGAAGAGCAACTTCATCAAGGCTCTTTACCACGTGATTGATCAGCACATGCAAGGTGGCAAAGGGTTCCTGAAGACCTACTGGGATTGCGATCTAAACTGTGTCCGGCACCAGATGATCCCAGGGCCGCTCTTCGTCGTACCGCCGTGGACTGAAGAAATTGACGATGGATACTCGAAAGCCGACCGGGCGTGCCACATCATGCACATGTCGACGCTGACATACGAGCGGCTCGGGCAGACATTGGGGTACAATCTGGACGAAGATTTTATCAAGTCGATATCCGGACGCGGCGAAGAGAAGATGTACGAGCAGGCCAAGGAACTTAAGGAAGGTATCGCGTACCACAAGAAAGACGACATGATCGTTTTGTGGGAAATCTACGAACGGTTG